CGATGGTCTGGTCGAAGGCGGACCACTCATCGAGGATGGCAATCGCCACGGTGATGCGCCGATAGGCTCGCTTCGCCTTCCCGCCGAGCAGATGAAGAACGCTGTCGCGAAACTTCTTCATCTTGATTGTGTCGTCGTTCCCCCCGCCCTTGCGACGTGCTGCCTGCACCGCAGGCACACCATCGCGCGCATCAAGGATCGGATCGATTTCGCTCTTGACGTAGCTGTCGCGGTCGTCGTCTGTGGGCTGCCAGAGCGCTTGCTTGCGCCGGCGGTGCGCGATGTTGTACGCCACGAAGGCGGTGATCATCTTGGTGTAGCCAACACGCTTCGACTTCTCTACATCGAGTTCCTCGATGCGGTCGTCGCTCATGAAGTCGAGGATTCCGATCTGAAAGGACCATGCAATCCATCCGCCCTTCTGGTGTGAGCTTTCGCCAGCGAGCTTGAAGTGCTCGGCGGCCCACTCGCTGAGGGTCTGGAAGACTTCGGCGCGCAGGCTCGCAAGGCCAAGGGTCACCGCGTGAAGCACGGCGCGCAATGTTTCACGCGAAACGCGTTCGGCCACTATCGACCCTCCCCTTCGAATGTTTCACGCGAAACGCAATCGGCCATCACGCGCCGTCCTCTTCGCTCGTTGCTTCCTCTGAGCTTGCGTCGTTGTCGGAAGCGAGACGATCCATTTCCGCAACCACTAGCTTTTCGGTCGCGCGTATCCACTCGTTGCGGGCGTTGGCGATGACCTGCTGGACCGTGGCCTTTGCCTCATCCGGCAGGTCGGGGCATGCCTTACGCAATGCGCCTTCGAGCTGCTCGAAGCGATCCACGACCGCGCTCGACGCCATGCCGAGCACGTCAGCCAGGAGGCCGATGGGCGCGAACTCGCCGCGAGCCACAGCGTTCTTGATGTCTTGCGCTTCGCGCTGGCTGCGCGCGAGTCTGGCGCGTTCCTGTACCAGGTCGAGGCCGCCGGCCTCTTCGGATGCGCGACCGGCGGCCACTTCGCGAAGACGCTCGACATAGGCAACGAGCCATTGGTGCGCGGTCTGGCCGCGCTCGATGACGCCCTCGCCCACCAGCTGGCTCACCTTCGCCTCGCTCACGCCAATCAGCGCAGCGAACTCGGCCTGTGTGACGGCCACGCCCATTGCTTCAAGCGTCTTCACTTAACCCCCTTAGGAAGGTCCGTGAACAGCCCGAGTACGCGGTTCGAATTACCCGCATTGCATCTCTCCAAAAGGGACCCGCGGCCCGAGCGGGCCGGTGCTGTTTTCGCGCACCGCCGAGCCGAGGCCATGAGGCGACGCGTGCGTGCCGTGGCCTTCATTCGCCCACCGCCTTTCGGATGCGGTATCGAATGCGACGCTCGATGTAGGCCTGCAGGTCTGCACGCTCGGCCACGCGCTCGCGGCTGATGCGCGCGTCATAGACACCAGCACGAACGAACATGAGCACAGGCCGCACAACACCGCCCTGTGTGCCCGTTGCAGCCCAGATGCCAGGTGCGAGGTGCTGTGTAGGGCCACTGCGAAGGCGACCGTATGAAACGAAGAAGCGCACGCCCTCGCGGTCCTTAGTGCCCTTGTGCAGACGGGCCTTGCGCCTGTCCGTCATGTTGGCCCTGTAGCCCTGCTCTCCCATGGCTTGGAAGTACGACAGCAGGCGCACGAGGAAGCCACCGCGCACATTGCCCCGCCCGTCATCGCTGCCGGGGTAGGGCGTGGCAGGGATGGCTGTCTGATAGCCGGCGGGCAGGATGCCGATGCGGCGCAGCGCTGCCTCGCTACGCTTGTCGCGCCGCGGGCCGCCGAACTCTTGGGCCTGCAGAATCTTCTGCGGGTCCACGCCCTTGCCACCGAAGTAGGTCGGCTCAATCTCCACGCTCAGCCGCTCGGGCGTGGCCTTGCGCACGTACACGCTCTTGAGGATGTAGGGCGTGGGCCGGTCGAACTGCTCGCGCATCTCGCGCTGCCACTCGCGCCGCGCACGAAAGCCAGCATCGCTCAGGCCATTGGCATAGGCTTGCTTGACCTGCTGGCCCGACAGCTTGGCGAGCTGCGCCTGCACGCTCGCAAGGCCGCTACCCTCGAATCCGACAGTCACGCGCATACGGTGCTCCCTGCCCCATCGACGGCCTGCCGCACCCGTGCGGTGAAGGCGAGGTAGCTCTCGCCGCGGCCCATCGAGAACGCCCCTTCGTCCCACGCCGCGAGGCCCAGTGCACGCGCCATCGCGTCGATGCCGCTGCGCGTCTCGTGCCATGCCCCAGCGCTCGCGCCAAGTGCACGGGGCACGTCCCGCCAACGCTCGTTGCGAAGCCAGGTCGCGAACTCGGGCACGAATTCACCATCGTCCTTCGTCCACCTCTTGCTAAGCCTTTGGGCCTCGATGGCCGCGCGCATCGTTTGCTGCTGCGCGGCGGTTGGCGCAAGCCGGCGGTATCGGCGTTCCGCCTTCGACCGGTTGTCCTGATTCGGGTAGATCGAGAAAAGCTCATCGAACCCGGTCGCCCCCCCGCCGGGGGGTAGGGGGGTATGGTTCATTGATGGTTCTGAAGATTCGGGTGTCATAGCTGTGACACCCCTCTCGTCTCTGGTGACACCCCTCTCGGCTGTGGTGACACCCCTCTCGGGATTTGAGAGGGGTGTCAGATTGACACCCGTGTGGATAACTTCGGCAGAGGGCGACTCATCGAGGGGTGTCAAATTGACACCCGTCTCCGGAGTCGGCACTTGGCCGCCCTCGATCCACTCGGGACAGATGCGGTACTCGTTGGTGACGCCCGGTCGCCCGGTCGCGCTCTTGACCTGTATCAGCCAGCCGATGGCAACCATGCGACGAATTTGTCGTTGCACGCTGCTGCGGCTCTGCATGGTCTTGCGGGCCAACTCGTCCACCGAGGGCCAGATGCGCCGGCCGTCGTCGCTGGCATGGTCGGCCATCGCGAGCGCGAGCAATCGCTCCATGCCGCCCGATGGATAGCGATCAAAGACCATCGACATGACTTTGATGCTCATGGCGCGGCACGCCCTCCCCGGCCAGGTCGAACCGATGCGCTCATGCCTTCGGCTCCTCCCGCATGAGGCCACGCAGCACGCCCAGGGCATGGCCCACATGGGCATTCACCTCGGCGGCCATGTACTCGGCCTTGCGCATCTGGTTGCGAGATATCCCGCCCTCCCGGCGCAGCAACGCCTCACCGAGCGCCTGCACGAAGTCGGCGTAGGCCATCTGCATGCGCACGAGCGTGTCGAGCGGGTCGCCTTCGGAGTGCACGGGCGTGGCGAGGCTGCAGGTGTGGCCCAGCTCACCTGCCATCGCGTGGAGGATGGAGAAATCGCGGCTCTGCCACTGCATATCGATGGCATCACGCAGCGTCAGATGGTGCGTCGCGTTCTGCAGGTTGACTTTGTGCGTCAGCGTGTTGGGGTTGTGCCCCATGCGCTTGGCAAGGGCCGCAATGCCGCCCTCGTAGCCGTGCGCCGTGTCGTATGCCGCCACGGCGGCATCGTGGCCGCGCAGCTTGTCGGGCACGGGTTCGTCGGCGCCATAGCCGTGCGCCTCGTCCAGCGAGATATTCGTTCTCATGCAAACACCAGTGAAAAACAGCTCACACACCGCAGACGCGGTGCCCGCCCCCACGCTTGCGGAGCGCCTAGATGCCATCGAGCAGTTCCTGCAGCAGCTGGTGCTATTGCTGGAGGTCGAGCCGGATCTGAATCGCGAGTCCGTGGCCGCGTGGATCGAGATAACGAACAGGAGCGCCGCCGCTCATGGCCTGCAATCGGCGCGCGAGCGGGCGGCGATGGATCGGCTTTGCGCTCGCGTGCTTTCGTCTGCCGTTGATGTGCAACAGCCGACGAGCGGGTGGGCTTCGTAGGGATCGCGTCGGCGCCTCGACCCTCATGCATGCGCGGCACCCCCATCGCATCCACCCGTGCCGGACGCGCCGACGCCATCGCCGAGCATCTCAGCCGGCAGATGCTTGCGCGCGAGCGCTG